TCGGTGACATCTTCAATGAATGTATCCTGCACTTCGGTTCGGATGTACCATTGGACCAACTGCGTATCTCGTACGTCCAGTGGGAACATCAACGTGATTGCCATTGCTGTATAGGTGCTTCTGTACAGTATGGCGATTACTATCGAATCGAATTGGTCTCTGATAAATGTGAAGAGACTCCACCATGCACTCTGGCCCAACTGACTACGTGAAATATGAACTCGGTACCACCGTCATCCTCTGGGGACTAGGCATTGGCCTAACAGGTGGTTTTATCTACGTTTACTTAATAAAGGATTTACTATGAACGCCGCTGAAACTATTCGTCAAATCCACATTGACCGTGACAAAGAGCTTTTTGATCACATCGTGGCTGAAATCATGCCTAAGTTGGCAGATCGTGACTGGTTGCTGGACCATCGTAACTACAATCGTTTCGACGATGGGGAAATCAACTATTCCTTCCGTGTTAGTGATATCATCGCTCAGGTAATCGGTCCAAATGAGCGGACATACGCTTCTACTCAACTCAACAATCTCATTTACAAGTATTTTAATGAACTGGGCTTCGTAGCTCGAATCACCAGCATTAATGAACTCACCCTCAAGACTCCATCGATGCCGTCAATTGATGAGGACCTTGATGATGCTGCGTAAACTCTACGGTAATTGGTTGGCAACCCAGATCGAACGGGTACTGCATTCAGGTGATTACAATTACCTGCGTCCGTATATGTGCCACGCTGCTCGAAAGGTTCTACCGTTCCCAGTATGTTGGCTGGTGAACATCCATATCTCCAACGTGCTGCAACAGCACCGAACGCTCCATCAACATATTGCCGCGCGCTTCCCAGCTTTTATTAAGTGGCATTGGGAGCAACGAGAGCCGGTACATCGCCAGTTCTGGATTTACATGTGTGATGCTTTGCGCCAGGGTCATTTCGATTATGGCAAGATCCCTAACCTCTATGACCTTCGATTGGTCGGAACAGATCGGATCGATGTCAAAGTCTAACTAAACCGGAGTTATCATGAAAGTATATGCGGGTCCATTTGGACACTACAATGCTGGTACCGCTGGAGCTGTTCTGAACGCGCTGTGTGAACAAGAAGGTCGTTCCTGTGGCGTAGTGGGGGATTACATTATCAGCACTGGTAAAGTAATCCAGCGTGGTCTGAACGAACGTGTAGTCGCTACCTTCGTTTGGGAAGGTGACAACATCACATTTGAATGGGTTAAGTAATATGGCAGAGTACATTAATTCACGCGGTATCCGCTGCTTCCAGCCGGATGATACTGAGACCGAGTTTTATCTGGATTCCAGCTACATCAAGTTTAATCTCGGGTACGTCATCGAATTAGCGCGCAAGAAATGGGGCGAGTCTATAGAGATTTACGACATTGATCTGGAAGCGGAATACATCCACACCGAATGCCTGGGTTATGACCGCTATGATCCAGGTGACTACACTCGTTATCTGCGTGTTGAATATACCGGACCTAAAGCCGAGACGGCATAAAGGAGAAGCTCACTGGGGCACTACTCCCAGTGAGCTAACCGTCGTCTAGGATTAGTGGTCCTGTCCAACGGGTCGACTGCTTAACCTTTAATCCAATTGAATCCCCTCGTGGGACCAACCTTCAATCCAGTCTTACAGTCTGGTACGATACAATCATTCACATATTATCTACGCAGGAGTAAACTTTTAATGCACGCTCATCCATCAACTTGTTCCATTGGCGTCGTAACTCAAGAAGTCTATGCTGATTTCAATATGACCCGTGTACTACGCGAGTTGAAAGAAGCCATGCGTATTGGTGCTACCAGCTGCACGTTCCGCCGTAATGATGATCCAGCATCGGATAAAAACGGCGAGCTGCACCCAATGCAAGCCGCACGGCTGTCGTATAACGGTTGGACTGTTGAACGTAGTTTCAATAACTACACCGTCAGCGGTTGGGCTATCCGAGACAAAGAAGAATGACATAAAGCCAGCTCCTTCGGGAGCTGGCCTATGTTGTTTATTTTTTATTTCTCTTTACCCATACGGCTGAACATTTTCATGATACCGTAGGTTACTTCAGTAACGTGTTTAATGGTGTTAGCTGCAAGTTCCAATACAGGAGAGGCTGCTTTCTCGATATTACTACGTTTGTCATCAGGTAGCCCTTTGATGAACTTAGTCAGTTCGTCAACATCTTTATCGAGTTTAGCCATTACTGGACCGAGTCCCTTAACCTTCTCGATTACTTCACCGAATGTTTTAGTCGACTCAGGAATAACGGTCAGTTCATCGCCTTTACCACCACGATACTCTTTGTTTACCAGAGCGTAGGCCAGATGGATAGGCCAGTCAGTGGATGTCCATTCTTTCATCGGTGCATCAACGTCGATTTCTTCGAAGTATGCACGACCGTCTTTCACTTTAACGGTGGTGTTGTTCATCAGCAAGATATTCAAGAACTTAGACAGAGCTTTACCATCTGCACCATTCTCAGCCATCTTACGTACTTTACCCATACCTTCAGCAATCAATGCCTCGAGTTCCTTGATACCTTTGATCTCCATATCGAACTCAGACATGTCCATGAGTTCATTCCGCATATGGAACAACTTCCAAGCTTCTTTCTGGTTAACCAGAACGATCTTATCTTTCTCATTGTGGAGATTGCTCTTGATCGCATTCAACTTACCAAGCGCCTGCTTGTAGTTGGACATCATGGTGCCAACCGATTCATCTACTCTATCAGCATAGCCTTCCAGACTCCCGACAGCTGTGCTGCGGATATGGTCGGCATGTTCACGGATAGCCCGACTGAACTTACGGACACCACCCTTGGTAGGTTTAAAGTCTTCCATCGAGTGACTATGTGGCCACCCACCAAGAGTCGACATTTGAGTAAAGATACGTTTATACGATTCCAGTGCTGGTGCGGTGGTAATACCATCAGCATCTTCAGCCAACTCATCGAGTTGTTCAGCTACGTCTACGGAGTCAACGATCGGATCAAGAGATACATCCGGTGTATCAATAACTTCGGTAATGGTGTTATCGATTACCTGGTCACCTTCAATGACACATTCTGGTGGAATAGTGTTCATGAATTCTTCGATTGCTACTTGTTCAGCGGTCTTACCTGCTTTCGGTTTATACAGTGGGTTGGTTTTTGCCATTTCTAAGGTACCTTATAATCTTTAGTTATTTAGCCTGATCAGGGCTGGATATTACAACATAACATTGAATTAAAATACTGGGTATGCCAACACTGTGTATAGACCCCTACTAAAAGCATAGGATCGCCCGTAGGGCCTTTATTTCTTAATTAACAGGTATTGCGATAGCAATACCACCTTAGTGCTCTACTAGCGTAAGCTTAGTTATAGTAACGATAAGCCCTCTCCCAACAGAGAGGGCATTTATGACGTTAAACACAATGCTCTCTGCAAGAGGGAATAAAGCCCTCCCCGAAGGGAGGACTAGATCAGGAACTTACTTCGTTGTAATAGTCACGCTTGATCGTATCGAAGTACGGATCACTAACATTCAACTCATGGTCCATGAACAAGGTAGAGTAATTACTTACATCTATCTGATCATGACTCCAATCAGGATGAGACATACTTTTCTGAACAACCTCAATCAAAATGCTGTGCATTAAGTAAAGTCTTTGCTTAGCCAAATTGTAAGAGTTGTAGGTAGTGTAGTCTGTAGGACCCCAGCCTTCGATTTCAGCCACGTATTCAGTAATAGCCGTCATTATACGGATAACGTTCTGTTCAGCCGCGTAAACGATTATGGAGTCACCCTGACGGTATTTGACTCGATGCTTAAGGGTTCCTACAATCTTTTCTAGGAAATGGTCTATATAAGCCATTATTCAGACTCCGTGTAATCAAAGATAATTGCGGTCAAGCCACCTACAGTCAATAGTAGGTGATTGGATGGTGCAGGATACGGTGCTTCCTTTTGCCAAATCTCGACCCGATGTCCAAATACCTCATTAAGGAACCAGTCGAATCGTTTTATATCTTCAAAAGGTACTTTGTACCATTCGGTCGCCTTGGTCAATAGACGCTCCTGAACGGGTAAAAGGTTTTGTCTAGCAACGAAGACTGAAATAAATGCCTTACGCTTCATCACATCGTGCAGTCGCAGTTGGGAAATGATGTCGTCTACAATCTTATCAATGTTGTCCATAGTTCACCTAAATAAATGCCTCTCCTTTCGGAGAGGCAATATAACGTTTTCTTTTTAGTCCCAAGCGTCATCGCCATCAGAACCGATATTGTTACCCGGAATAACCCGGAGGCAGTAGTCTTCTTCTTTATCGATGTCCCACGGCATAGTGCCAACTGGACTCATCGGGATAATGACATATTGATCTTCTTCAGGTGTCAACGTGTTACGGTGCTTACCACGTTGAATTGCGAAGTATGCCTTACCCTTACGTCGGATGATGTGGTGGAACAGTTCAAGGTCAGGTTCTTGACCCAGACGACGGCAACCGTCATAGTAACCTTTGTTCGCAACAACCTGTACAAAGTCCTCAGTGTTCTCACGTTGCAGTTGCAGAGCATCAGAGCCCAACTGGTGAGGGGACAGGAATGTAATGCCTCGTGGAGCAGTATAGTTACGCATACGACGGAACAACAGTCGGATATCGTCACCAGCTACTTTAGCATCCAATCCAGTCTTAGGCAGCATATTGAGATAGTCAACGCAAAGGAACTGGAGTTCGAAGCCTTGTGCCTGGAGACCATCTAGATAGTTGACAAAACCCGATACCGTAAATTCAGTAGGGTCGAATCGAACCATCTTAGCTTTAAAGCCATTCTCTTCCAATCGAGAACATACATAAGCAGCAGCATCTCGTTTATCTACATCACGTCGAATAACAGGTTCACCTGTTTCGTTCTCTTTGAGGTAGCAGTACATGTGCATCAAGTTGTCAGAGATTTCGTTCTCAAGGGTAACGAACAAAACCAAAGGCTTCTTAGTCGAGTCCCGCATAAAGGGTTTGTTGAAAATACAAACATGCAAGAACACGAACATAGCAAAGTAGGATTTACCTTGGTGTTGCAGTGCTGCTGTAGTAATGAACTCACCACGGCGCAATGCCCCCAAAGGACCCAATAGACGGTTAACGCCTTTCCAACCCAAACGGAAGGCACCATCAGGTGAAAGAGTGTCCTGTGCTTTCTGGAAGATGTCTTCTACAGATTCAGGATCATCGAAATCAATACTACCCATCTCAGCAGGGTGCTTAGATTCAGCACGAGCTTTTACATAAGGCTCAAGCTTAGCACCCATCTCACTGACCATACTCACAATGTCCATGTTGCCACGGTCTTGGAAGATCAGCTTCTGAGAATATTCTTTAACAACGTTCTTAATAGTTACATCATTCAGATAAACGTTGAGTGTACCACGACGACTATTAATAGACCGCATGATGGCCATGCCATCAGGGAAGTTCTCCAGAACACCTTGTTCAACCGAATCGTAGAGATAAACTTCTTCACGGCAACTAACACGAACCAGTTGCAATACTTCTTGCAACCCAGGGAAAGAGTTCTTTGGTTTCTGATTGAGTTCATTAACCAGATTACGCAATTCTAGAAATGTCTGACGACCGGAATCGTGGTCAGCAGTGGTTTCTTTTACATCTAGGGAAGTCACAACTTTCTCAATCAACTCCGTTGACGGAGATGCCGGAGAGTCTTCACGGTGTTCAAGGCACAACAGTGTTACACATTGAACTAATAGTTGTTTGGGAGAAGCCATTTCGAATCCTTGTAAAAATAGTGGAGTGTATCGTGTATCATTATTAATACAAGTATTAGTTTGTAATAGGTTTATAGCACTATCAATATGTAGAACTTTAACCCCTCTAAACCAATAGGTTGTGTACTATGGTCCAATTGCTAGTATTACCTGAAGCTGTGTACGATCAGTACAAAGTAGACGGTGTCCAATTTAATCGATTGTTAGACACCAACTATATAGCTTGTTCAGATGTCAGTTCGGTCAATGATCTCGCTCAAATCGACCTTGCTCTGAATGAATTTCCTTTCGTGTTCTGCCCAGGTACTGGCGTAGTCTTGGCCCACAGTCCACGAGTTGGCATCGCAATTGCATCCACTTCTGATC